TGATCTTGCTCTCGCGCCGACGCACCTCGTCGAGATCATCCTCGATCGGGAAGTAGATCACCCGGCCCTGCAGCACCTCGCGCCCCAGCCACTGGCCGCCGCAGGTCATGGCGATCGCCAGCTGCAGCAGCAAATAATCCTTGCCCACGCCACCGTCACCGAACAGGCCGTTGAGTTGGCCGGCCAGGACGAACTGGTCCACCACCCATTTGCGGGCGATCACTGCCCGTATCTGCAGCTCCTCAAGAAACAGCCGCCGTAGAACGACCGGGCCCTTCCCCGGCGACGGCGACTTAGATGTGGGCGGCGGCTCTGGCGCGGATGGATCGGGATCGGGCCCCGCCCCCGTGGCGGCGTCGAATAGCGCCTTGAGGTCACCTCCAGCCCCCGCTTTGGTCCTGCCCAGCCGCTGCGTCAGCCAGGCCGGCACGCCACCCTCCTGCAGGTCGAGCAGCTCGGGGCGGCCCTTGAAGGTGCGCGTCGCCATATCCCGCAATTGCCCAATTTCTGCGGCCCGATTCCACGCCAGGGCCTCAGGGATGCGCGCCCAGGTGGCGTCGACCACGTAGTCGATCGCCTGCTCGACCCCGACGCCCTCGTGTAGGAGCGAGCCGATCACGCGCAGCTGGGTCAGATTCACCCCGTTGCCGTCGGTCCCGCCAAACTCCATGGCGTCGAGTTCGTCCTCGACGTCGATCGGGATCGGCTTGACCTCCGCCCCGAAGGCCGCGAACGGATCGTCCACCGGCGCCAGGCCGCCATTGCCGTTCTTGCCGGCCTTAGGCTGCGGCGCCAGACGGGTCAGCAACGGGCTCTCGAGCCCGGAGAGCCACGTTTCCAGCTCTTCGAAGGAATACTCCCGCCCGCTATTCCAGCGCACCAGGACCGGCTTCCAGGCGCCGTCCTTGGTGTTGTGCGAGCCGGGCAGCCGCATGATCCGGGCGATCTCGCACACCGCCGGGTCGCCGGCTAAGGCCCAGGCCAGGCGCCGCAACGCCGCCTCGACCCGCTCCCGTAGCGCCGGTGGCAGCGCCTCGCGGAACCGCCAGTAGCCGTGAAATCCGTTACCGGAATCGACGATCGTGGACGGCGGCAACGGCAGCGCGCGCAGGACCTGGTCGATGATATCCGGGGAGGCGGCAATATTCTTAAAATCGAGATCGGCGTGCAGCGTAACAATTTCCGCAACGTTGTCCTTGTTGCGTTTGCGTCCTGGCAAGGTAGTATTGGCACCGAAATAGATGGCGGCGCCAGGACCGTCCCTCTCCTTGACGAAGGCCTCGGCCTTAGCCAGATCGCGGGTGTAAATTTCGCTTGGTGGAAACGCGCCGCGAATATTGGGTAAGCACAAAATACAGACCGGCGCCTGTGAGCGTCCGGCAAAGGCTTCGAGCAGGAATTCTGCCGGGGTACCCATTGTTCCGCCCCTGCGCATACAGGAGTTGGGACAAGGAGGGCGGCAACTAATCGCCCAGAAAAGTTGCCGCCCTCCGATTATTTTAACCTTTGGGGCTGTCTAGAATTTCACCGGCCGCTTGCCTCCCTGGACCGACCGCAGCGGGGCCGCAGCAGGCTTCGGCGCCGGGGCAGCAACCGGAGCGGTAGCCTTCGGCGGCCGGCCCGGAGCCCGTCTGGCGGCAGGCGCCGGAGCGGGTGCAGGCGCGCTCAGCTCCTCGGTCTGGGCCGGCGGCGGCGAGAGCTGGAACGGAACGCCCTCGCCCTCATCGCCTTCGGGCTCCATCGCCGAGGCCAGCTCGGTGAAGTTCTCCGGGATCGGGGCCCAGCCAGTGATCTTGAGCTGCGGCGCAAACGTCTCGCCGTATTCCTTGTGCTGGTAGGAACGCGCGTGCAGCTCGATCACCGGAATCTCGTCCGGCTTCATCCGCCGGCGCTTGGCATACTGGTCGACCAGCTCGCCGAGCGCCGAGAGGCCGCCCTTGCTGGCGGTGACGAAGGTGTAGATCTGGCCGCCTTCGTCCAGCATGGTCACGTAGTTGGTATTCTGCCAGGGATCGATCGGACGGCCGTTCAACATCGGCCAGTCGGTCTCGTCCATGTCGCCCAGCGTCGAGCGGGGCGGCGGCTTGTAGCCCTCGGCCACCAGGCCGATGATGTGGCGGATCGGCTTCTGGTCCTCCCATTTGACCCAGCCACGCTGCAGGCCGGGCATGTAGACCAGCATGCGCGTGCCCTCCGGCACATCCTCGCCGTCCTGGCCGGCGCGGTAATCGCCGTGCTTGGTGAAGCGCAGGAGTAGGCCCTGGATGGGGCCGCGGGCGTTGGCCTCGGAGGCGTAGTCGCTCCAGGGATCGGAGCCGGTGGGGATGGCGGGAAGGTTACCGTTGTTTCCGTTCGTAGCCATAATTTAAAGTTCCTTCAGTTGACGATGACAATCTGCGCCTCGGGATGACGCACAGATTCAGGACGCACGCTTGGTAATAAGTCGATCTTTTTTCGTGACGCTGACGCTCAGGCGATCTTTATTCGTCTACGGTTGTTTGCCTGCTCAACAGCCGTAGCCCATCGTACATTGCCAGGTTCGTAGTCGCCATCGTTATCGATACGATCAAGTGAAAGTTCTGCCGATGGCCGGCGGCCCAGATCATCGAGGAAGTGCTGGAAGCCGAACCATCGCTTACAGACTTTGATCCCTCGACCGCCGTAGTCTTTGTACTTTGCAGCCTTCGGATTAGAGCACCGCTGATGCATTGTTTTCCAGATGTTGTACTCTGGAATTTTCCTAGTTAGACCGTGAGTTTTCTTTTGTTTACCAAAATCAACTCTCCAGCAGCCACATGACTTCTGCCATTGTCCACCGTTACGAGTTAAATCTGCAACTCGAACAAAGCAGATATTGCCGCACGCACACTCACACTCTACTTGCCGCGGCCGGTCTTTCGGTTTGAAACCCCAGTCGACAACTACGAGCCGATGGAATACCTGCCCAAGTTCAACGGTCATCCAGCCTTCACCAAGCGGTCGCGTTTAGTGACAGTAACCGACAGCCGATCGCTCGGCTCCCCGGTGGTTTCGTAGGGAGAAAGGTCAAGTCCAGCTTCAGCGACTGCGGCGCGAATGCCTGGCCAGTCGTACGAAGGTCGACCTTTGACGGTCGACCAGACCACATTGATGTCGGAAGTTTTCAGAGTCCGCAAGCTGCGTTCGCGCATCCGCTCTTTTATTTTTTCTTGCGCCTCGCGATGCAAGGCGTCGGCCTCCTTCACTGCGGCGTGACGGTCGCGTTCCTGGTATGCCAGGTCGGTGAGTTCGGCGATGAACTGCGGGTCGTTAAAGCCGAGCTTGTCTATTCCTGGTGGGACGTCGCCACGCAGCGCCCTACATGCGGTGGCGTACGGACAGTATTTGCACTCGCCGGATTCACTACCGCCACTGGCAATCCAGCCTTCGGGCTTGAGCTGCGCCGCCGCGGTGGCGTTGATGATGCGGTCGGCGCGCTTGTACGCCTCTGCGAATACCGCTGGATCGAACTCGATCACGAACTCGACGACGTCATCCAGAAAGCTAGCATTGATGTAGCTCAGTAGCGCGTAGTCCGGCTGATACTCCGTGAGCTTGCGTAACAAGCCGAGCTGCACCACGACCTGGAAGATGTGCTCGGGCTTGGGCCGTGATAGGTTCACGCGCGGGTCCACGGTCTTGCATTCCACCGCCACGCATCCGGAGGGACCAATGTCGGGCACCATCAGGCCGGCGAGGAGATTGCGCGGCTGGTTGACCAGCAGCGCGTCCGGCGTGGCCGAGAGGTTGCCGTCGACCAGGCGCTTCTGTTTCGAACCGGCGGCGATGAAGTTCTCGCCGTAGAATTTTTTCATTGCCGGCACGAAAAATGATTTCTCGATCGAGATGCCGCGCTGCGCCGCGCCCCAGGTCCGGATGAACTCTTCGTCCTGATCGGCGTCGTGCTTCTCGTAGCCGATCTTCCTCTCACATTGACCGATTTCGGACGCGCCCACGGAGGTCTCGCGGCTGCGCCGCGAGAACCCTGGCCGCTTGCGCTCGCCGAACTGCTTGAAGGCTGGTGTGACGACTGACATAGGTTTGCTCCTGTTAGGATTGCAGCCGAATTGAAATCCACTCGGTCATTGCTCGGTATACTGGGTGCTCGGTCGGGACCGGTTTCTCGACCGGCCAGAGGAATATCTCGCCGTCCTGGTTCTGTGCCAAGAACATAGTGCAATGCTTGACCTTATCGGGGATGCGCTCCATCGCCTCGGGCACAAGCTCCGGCGCAATTTTGTACAGCTTGTTGTCCTCGGGATCGCGCACCAGCGCGACGTCGGTGTGGAAGGCCGGATCAGGATTGACCCGAAAGAATTCGCCGGCACGCGGAGCACGTATGTCACAGGAGGCTGGGGTGTCGGCTGACATGGCTATTGCTCCTCTGGCTCCTCGTCGACGGTCACGGTTATGGGGAACTCAAGATGCTGGAAGAAACGATAAAAAATCCATCCATCCAGACAATTTTGCAGGATGGTTTGTTCGAGAGAACTTTGTCCTTCCTCCGGATTCCAATCTGCTGGGTTGAACCCGCCGTTATAAAGAGCGTCTATGAGATCTGATGCCCACCTCTGTTTTTCTTTCTCGGGAATGGACGCAATCAGTTCGTTCACGGTGAGCGTAACCATGACTCACTCCTCCTCGCTGACCCGCCACAGCCAGGCCGCGGCGAACAGCTCGGCGTGGCCGGTGGCATGGGCGTAGTTGGCGTCGATGGAATAATACTCCGACCCGTTGTTGCCGTAGCGGGCGATCAGGCTTGGCGAGCGCTTCTGGTCGATATCGCCGGGCCGGTCGCAGGCGTAGAGATCGTGCAGCTTGCCGCCGCCGATGGTCTGACCGAGGAAACGGCAGCGCGTGCAGTCGTGGCGCCATGTCGGAGTGCCGCGGTGGTGGGTCACGGGAAATCCTTCCGGAATTGTTCCTGCACGCGGTCGTAGGTTGCCATGGAGGCGTCGCGCAGGAGGTAGAGTGCGGCATGTTCGCGACAGCAGAACCGCGCACGCTCCAGCGTCACCTTGTTGCTGATGAGGATCGGCGTACAGATCTCTTCGCAGTTGCCGTACTGGCACATGAAATCAGCCACGGCTGACCACCTCGCTCTGGCAATAGTCGGGATAACCGACCCAGCGCGGCAGGCATTTTTCCAAGGACTTGTGCGCTTTGCGGCTGGGGCTGCGGCCGGAGACGTTGGGGAGGAAGCGCCAGCCGGCCTCGTTCTGCACGGCGTGGCCGAGGATATAGACCGAGCCGTCGGCGAGCCGGCGGGTGAATCGATAGGTCTTCATGACGGTTCTCTGTGTTTTGACGGTGACGTTGACTGGTAGGTGGCTGTTTAAAGCCAAGCTTTAACCGTGTCAAGTGAAAAAAAAAAACGGACACGACGAGG